TGCCTTCACTCTGACCCTGGATCCTCCTGCGGTCCCTAGTGTCGTGGCGGTAGCAGACGACGCCAATGCTCGCTTGATCATCACAGTGCAAGACCTACAGAACGAGCTGAGCGCCAACGCTGCTAGTGTGGAAACCAGTGTGGTAGACTGGAGTGTTCTCAGCAACTGCACTGTGTCACGTTCTACTGCTCAGGCTTCCAACGGTGTAGCTTCCCTCCAAGTTCAATCTAGCGCTGCCGGAGATGCTTTGGCCTCCACTGCGCAGACAACCTCAGCCATTCCGGTTCTCCCCAACGTACAGTACACAGCCATGGCTGATTGCCGTCAGCTCACTGCACCCGCCGCTCGTAACTGCCGAGTCGACATCATGTGGTGGACGGTGTCGGGATTGTTCATCTCCACATCCAGTTCTACCACAGTGCAACCTACCACCACGGCCTGGTCCAGGGTGACGGTAACGGCCACGTCTCCCGGCACTGCTGCCTTCGCTAGTGTGAGGGTCGGGTTCCTCACGGCAGCGGCTGCCAACGAACAGTTCCTATTTGACCGCATGGGATTGATGCCAGGAACCTCGACCAACTGGTTTGCCGGTGGCTTTGATAGCTCCATCAACAATCTGTTTGTGGAACGGAGCGAAGATCCCGGCGCCGGTACCATAGCGGGCGGCTGGATCGGCGGCTGGCAACCAATGCGTGGATCTCCCTTTGTCGGGAAGAAGCCCGTGGGACAGCAGATCATCATGTACGAGTACGAGATACCTCGTGGCAAGACGATCTACTACCGTGCCAGAGTATCGTCCACGTGGAATGCCAACTTCGTAGTGAGCGATTGGTCTCCTGTGGTGTCGGTGGCTCCGACCTTCAACTCATTCTGGCTGAAGGATCCTACTGATTCTACTCGCAACATCGCCATCATGATCGATAACTTCAAACTCACCTACGCCAAGCCCAACGTGGTCAGCTATCCGGTGGGTACTAGTTGGCCTGCGAACGTCAACACCACCGTGATGAGCCATGATGGGGTCAAATCTGCCAAGCTGAGCGGGACCATTCATTCCCTCAATGCAACTCAGTACGCTGCCCTACAGCTGCTGATCTCTTCCGGCAGAACATTGTTGCTACAAGACGTTCTCGGCCGACAGTGGTACGTGCAACCAGACGACAACATCAGTTGGGCCATGCTCCGGGCGGTCAAGCTTCCAACGGAGACAACGCCAGTACGCCACGCTCACGAACTAGACATCAACTTCATTGACGTAGGCTCGGTCTGATGGCTCGCAATGCACTCATCGGAGGAGTAGATGGGAGAACTTTCCTAGACCACGGTGCTGCTCAGGTGGCTACCAGAGTGGATCTACTTTCCGCTGCCGGCACAGTGATCGCCTCCACTTCTGCCGACGTACACAAGGTCCGCATCAAAGTGATCGATGGTAGCTGGTCTCAGGACTTCACTCGTAGCATCATGAGTGAGGCTGAGATAACGCTGCAGATAGATCCAGCTACCACCGAGTTGTTGCCTGGTCCTAGTCCTCAGCCTCTTACCATAGGCCAAATCGGATCTTTGTCACCCGCTGCTAGCACAGAGTTCCAACTGTGGCAAGGGTTCATTGATCCCAAGACTGGCATTCCCTACTACACGTCCATCGGCATCTTCGGATTCAATGTCACCGATGTTACCAGGGAATCTGGTGCCGTGAAGCTTACCATTCACGGGCTAGATCGGGCTATGCGACTACAGCGCATGAAGTTCACCTCTCCCCTCACCATTGACAAGGGCACGAACTTCATTGATGCGATTCTCTACCTGTTGGTCGCATCTGGAAATACCAAGACATTCCCTACCATTCTGACACCGACGCAGTACAAGACGCCGTTGCTCAGCTACGACATCAGCGAGACATCGAACTACCTAGATGCCGTGATAGGTTTAGCGGAAGCAGTGGGCTACCGACTCTGGTTCGACAGCTACGGGCGCTGCATAGTTTCTCCCGTACACGACCCAGATGTCGATGTGGCAGGTCTCACGCCACAATGGGTGTTAGGAATAGACAGTGACACCAAGATCGTAAGAGATGCACGCCAACTATCGGTCGAGAAGACCTACAATGGCGTCATCATGCGTGGTGAATCCAGCGGAAGCGACGCACCACCGGCAGAGGGTAGGGCTTGGAACACAGACCCAAATAGCCCCACCTACTACGACCCTGCCAATCCCACCGCTAGCACCTTTGGTGCATCTCCCTACTTCGAGCAATCCAAGTACATTGTAGATAACACACAGGCTCTCTGGGTGGCCACCGCCAAGATGTGGAAGCTGAGAGGAGTGCTGGAAACCATCACCATGGAGATCAACTACAATCCCTACATCGAGGTGGAGGACATCATTCAGGTCACTGACCCCGCCATCGGAGCCAGCGGCTTGTACCTGGTAGAGGCAGTGTCTGGCAGTGTCAAGGCTTCAACTATGCAGATCAAGACACGGGAGCGTCGTGCATGAGTGATCTCGCACACCTAGCTGCCACCACAACCGATATCAACCAACCCAACGACAACCTGCGCTTAGGCAATGTCACTCAGGTTGATTGGTCTCGCCAGCCTCCATTGGTGTACGTGAATGGCAGGCCGATGAGATTCCTAGCAGGGATCACACCGCCCTTTGGAGTAGGCGACACAGCCGTGTGGATAGACGCCAGTCCTGCCCCTTTGGTGATCGGTAGGCCGCAATCCCAAACTACCGGCACTGTAGGTGCCTGGCAGACAGCAACCATGATCAACACCTGGACAGCCTACGGTGCTCCCTTCGCCACGCCTCGCTACTTCAAAGATCCAGACGGTTGGGTGTACCTCAGCGGATTGTCAAAGACTGGGAACATACTTCTAGCCAGCTTCACACTGCCGGCAGCTTACGCCCCTGACAGAAAGGTGGATTTCTCTACCCTGTGCGGTAACCCCAATGGCGCCTGTCGCATGCCCATCACGCCAGACGGCAACGTAGGTCCCTATGCCGGAGATGCAGGTACCACCAATGCCTTCCTGAGCTATGACGGCATCAGGTTCATGAGTGCGGGTGCTCGTAGAGATGAGCAATGGGACTACTGCATGACACTGAACGGTTGGGGAGATCTCACGCTGACGGACAATGTCATCCAAGTGTTCATACGGGACGACGGCCTCTGTCAACTTTCCGGAACTGTTTCAGGTGGTACCACTACCGCTGGCACAGTCATGCTTGACCTGCCGTGGCAAGCCCGAACTCGCTACAAGCACACTTTCAATAACGGTGGCTATAACGGAACTGCCTATACCGAGAACCGGATAGACGTATCTCGTTCATCTGTCCAGATTCAGGCAGGTCCCAACAACGAGGTTTATCTTCATGGTATTCGCTGGTGGTCCAAGTTCGCTGAAAGCAAATGGACCGTTCCCACTTTGCAGAACAGTTGGGCAAGATTCGACAACTGGTACTCACCGCCCGGATATCTGATAGACAAGTACGGCGTAGTACATCTACGAGGACTGCTCAAGAGTGGAACTGTCTCCGCTACACTTCCTATCTTCACCTTACCAGCAGGATTCAGGCCAGGCTTTCAACAGATCTTTCCAGCAAGCCATAACATGCCACCTTCCACTGCACGGATCGACGTGTACCCAGACGGCCGAGTCTGTATGGGCTTCGGCAATAACGGCTATCTTGACCTTAGTCAAACAATGTTCCTAGCAGAGGGATGACTATGGACGATCACGAAGAGACAGACGGATGCGCACTAGATTTCGGGGACGATGACGACGAGACATCCGAGCTCAGAGCTTTGTTCCCGGATGGCGACCCTAAGACGGCAGACATGTGGAAGGAACTGTTCAAGTGAGCGTGTACGGCCATGACTTTGACCTAGCCCGTAGACTTCACGTCTGGTTGGATCCGATCGGCGTGATGGTGCGAGAGATCAATGGCTGGCAGCAACGAGGAAGAACCTACGCCATCTTCGATCCCTACGGAAGTGTCAATCACCATACTGCCGGTCCTCAAGGCAGCGTTGCGCCCTCGCTCGGCGTCTGCATCAATGGGCGGTCGGACCTTCCTGGCCCGCTATGCAATGTGCACCAGCAGCGGGATGACGTGGTCAACGTGGTGGCGGCTGGAGTCTCGAACCACGCCGGACCGGGCAGCTGGCAGGGGTTGCGAGGAAACCAATCCGTCTTCGGATTAGAGGTAGAGCACTGCGGCACAGAGGTAGAGGAATTCAGCCAACGACGCTGGGAGACCTCGTGCCGGGTACATGCTGCCTTCCTGAGCGGGCTGAGCAACCCGAATCCTGCCCTTACTTCACAACACTTTGAATGGGGCGCAATCCAAGGCAAGATCGACTTTGTGGCTCGCCGCCTGTATGGAGGCGCAGATGGATTCCGTAACCGGGTAGCAGAACTGCTACGCACCGGCCCTGGGGGAACTGCCCCCGTTCCTGCACCAGTACAACGACCAAAGGACGAAGACATGGCACTCTGTATCCGTGGTGACAAGACCGGAGAATGGTGGGTCACCAACTGGCAGACCAAACGTTACATCCCCAACATCGAAGAGCACAACAACATGGCCTGGCACACCCGAGCCAACGGCGGCATCTACGCCACCGCAGCCGACGGCGGACCCATCGTACTGCCGCAGGCCATCGTGGATGATCTTCCGGTAGTAAAGCCGTAATGCAGAATGTTCCTTGCAGTACTCGATTTGGCAGGCATTGGCGCCTGTCTTCTGGCTATCGGAGGGTTCGTTTCTGCCTACTTGGCGATCCGTAGGGCCAAGAGGGAAGGATCCATTCAATGCCACGATCTCTTGAACCAATCCCGCCTGGAGGCAGAGGGCTACGCAAGAGTGTTGCATAAGATCCGCATGGAGAACCCCGAGCTCATTCCGGCAGACGCACCCATTCCTAAGAAGACAAAGAAGTTCCAGATCCGTAGCAACAATGGAGGGGAACAAGGAGCAGCTACCTTCTTCATGGTGCTTTCCCTTGGATTGATCTCTGCTGCTGCCATACTAGGAATGGCTGCTCTAGGCTTCCCGGAAGGAGCGAAAGGAGATCCGGGGTCTGTAGGAATACCGGGCCCACCAGGGCCTCCAGGAATACAAGGACCCAAAGGAGATACCGGCCCCGTAGGACCAGGGGGTGCGAAGGGTGAGAACGGAACGAACGGGACTAACGGAGTGGGTAGTTCTACTCCAGGAGGCACGGGCGCTACGGGCGGCGTCGGCCCGAGTGGCCCGGGAGGAGCGACAGGCTCGACAGGACCAGCGGGAGAAACGGGTGCGGGAGGCGCAACTGGTTCTACAGGTCCTGCGGGAGCAACAGGACCGCCTGGAAGCTCTGTCGTCGGACCTGCCGGCCCCAAGGGAGATCCAGGGACAGACGGCGCTATCGGACCACAAGGACCACAAGGACCACAGGGAGATCCAGGGGCGACTGGACCACAGGGAGATCCAGGGGCGACTGGACCACAGGGAGATCCAGGGGCGACTGGACCACAGGGACCGCCGGGTCCCTCAGGACTAGCCTGTCCTCCTGGATTCGCAGCCAGGACGGTCACCATCAACACACCGGGTGGGCAACAGACATTGTTCACCTGCATCAAACAATGAGGAGAACTAATGTTCCTAGTAGTTGACCAACCCCTCACCGAGACCCAGGGATGGTGGATCATCGTCGAACTAGGCGTCCTCGCACTGGTGGCCTTGGTCACATTCGCCATGCGACGGCGCTGATGTTAGGCGTCAGTAATGTTGGTCAGATATGGAAAGCGATCGTTGCGGGCGCTACGGCGGCAGCCACATGGCTAGCTACATCTTTCGCTGACGGAGAGCTCACAGCAGCCGAATGGGCTATCCTACCAGCGGGAGTCATTGTGGCAGTAGGAGCGGTGTTCGGCGTGAGAAATCAACCTCTGGCCAGTACCCCCACCGGCGCAGCGAACCAGGAGCGGGCAAAGTAGGTGCTACGTTGGTCCCTAATGGTCTGGAATGTCCTGGACAGTGACGTACACAGGTGGACAGTCTTCGAACCATTAGGGACCACGTCAGCCCCATATGCTGTGGGGTGCTGGTAGCCCAGCTAGCCACTAGTGGGCCACTACCCGTGCGGCCTCGGGATCCCTTTGCCATTCTTCGTCACGAATCACGTCCCTCTCGGTGAACTTCACGCCGTGCTCGCTGGAGAAATCCACATTGGACCATTCACTACTGGGGACGCCGTACTTGGCGAAGGTCTGTACTCGGTCCCGAATCTTGCAGGGGCGATCGAACGATGCTTGGAAGGGACAGTGGCCTAGCTGATAGCAGACCGGCTTGAACATGCCACTATCTGCCAATGCTTCGAACTGCCAGCCGCCGTAGTTACGGATCTCATTTACGATCTGGTTGAACACAATGCGCCAGTGGAACTGGGCCTGGGTACAGAGCCGGTTACCGGCGTGGTCTACCAGATTGCGGAGATCCGTGATGTAGTTGAGACGGGTAGCAGTAGCGTGCGGCAGTAATCCTCGAGCATCTTCCTGCGGCATGCCGTGATTCACCAGTAGGCTATAGCCCTTCTGAATGGTCTGAATCACATAGTCCCAGATCATCCTCTCCCCGTCTTTCGCCGTGATGAACTGAAACCCCGGCTCACTGACCATCTCATCCAGAGTGGTGCTCGTAAGATCGGCGGTAGCGGGAGTGGTCCCGAAGAGGCTTGGCGGGAGCGTGGTACCGTGAGCCAGATCTTCAACCACAGCAAATCTAAGAGATTCCTGAGCGTAAACCGCAGTACGCTGTCGCACAAGCTGATGCGTGAACGCACGATCTACTCCTTCCAGCATGAAGTGCAGTTTGACTGCCTCTAACGGCGCTCGCAGATGCGTCTTCTGAACGTCTTCCAACGCCTGGTACATGGTGTCGTTGCTGATGTCCGCCAGATCATGAATCACGTGCCCCTTGTACATCTCCGTCATAGCAGCGATCGCCGCTAACGGCCTAGGCGTCATCCACAGTAGATACACTTGTGGTACGACGCCGTATTCCTCCGTGGTCTCGTGCGCTTCCGCCGCAAACATTGCACGATCTCCCCAACGCTGTAGCTCTTCTGTCATGCTGGCTCCTCTGTGCTATATGGATCTGACCCTTCGAAGGAGGCGACAATCGTCTGAGGACAGTTGTTGTCGTTCCAGTTCTGCCTGGTCAGGATCAGATGCGACCCCTGGTCTCCATTGAAGGCGATCTCATCCTCTCCATGCTCCGCCTCTGTGCCAATGGTGAACGTCTCATCCATTATGCTGTCTCCTTCTTGATTGGTACTGCTTCCGTATGGCCGGTGATGCTGATCTCCTCCCATTCCAAGGGAGTCTTGCCCTGGTCTGTGGTGTGGCGTAGGTACTGCACCGTCAGCGTGTCACAGGGGACAACTTCTATATGCCCTCCTTCGTAGATGATGCTGATCGCCTTGGACTTCGGGCTGATCAGAACCTCGTATACGTTCTCCAGGTCATGCGCCATCAATCTGGAACTTTCTTCTGGGTCTCGGCCCAGGCATCTCGGGCTTGATTGTGGAAGT